CAATCCATTAATTGAAATAACTAGAGGACAGAAATTAGAATTTAATGTTGCTGATAGTTCTTTAGCAAATGTTTCTGGTGGTACAACTTATTCAGCATTCTCAGTAGATTTCTTTAGAGATAATGCATTCAAACATGAGTATCTAACTGCAACTCCAGATCAATTTGATGTTACTAGTAGTGGTTCTGTTGGTATTACTGGTGGTAGAGTATTCTTACAAACTAACGCTAAGACTCCAGAATTACTTTATTATAAGTTAACACCAGTAAATCCAGATAGAATTACCACAGTCCAATCTGAAATTATTACAGATAAGACTGTTAAGAATTATAACACTATTAAATTATCTGATTCTCTTTATAATGGTTCATTTAAAACTTCTTCTATTGGTTCAACTACATTTAGTTTTAATGTACCAAATGAACCAGAAAGTACAGAATATACTGATGTGACATCTAAGATGTCATATGAGACAAATTCTTCTGGTGCTTTAGGCCCAATAGCAGATATTAAGATTACTAATAAAGGATTTGGTTATCATACTATTCCTGGTATTAGTACAGTAAGTAGGAATTATACTGGTACTGCTGCAACAACTTATGGTAATGGTTCTATTTTAAGAGCTGAAAGTGATTCTATAGGACAAGTTAAAACAACTAAGATTGATAATCCTGGATATGAATTCCCATATGACAAAACAATGCGTCCAACTGGTGCATTACCTAGTCTCTTTAAGATTGATAGGTTTAGAACTTTAGATCATATTGGGTTAAGTTCTGGTGGTAGCAACTACTCAACTCCACCTAAATTGGTTGTTAAAGATAGAGTGAGTGATACAATTCTCAGTGAGATGGATATTAAAACAGAGGTTAGTGGTTCTGTTGGAGTTTCTAGTGTTATTATAGTCGAGAATACTAAGAGACTACAAGATCCTAATCCATCTATTATACCTATTCATAACTCTAATGGAGTTGGAATTGAAACTGTTGGATTTACAACCTCTAATGCAACTGTAGAACTTACATTAGATAAAGATTTCTCTACAGGGCAAGATTTCCCATTCTCAGTTGGAGATAAGGTTTTAGTTGAGGGTGTTGGTATTGCTACTACTGGATTTGGATATAATTCCAGTGAATACAATTATAATCTCTTTACACTTAATTCTGTAACACCTAATCTTGGTGGTGCTAATCCTAAGATTACATTTGTTCTAGAAAATGATAATCCTGGTGAATTTAACCCAGATACGTCAGCGGGACGAGTAATACCGGAAAAACATTTCCCTGGATTTGTACCTGTTACTAGAAAAGGTGATTTTAGTATTAAAGAGAAAATTACACAAGAAACTCTAACTGGTACTAAAACTGGTACTATAGTTGGATGGAATAGAAATAATAACACTTTAAGAGTTGCTACTAGTGATGTATTTGAAGCTGGTGGGCAAATTGAGGGTAGTTCTTCAAATCAGGTTGGATTTGTTCAATCAATTGAGAGATTTGATTCTACTTTTGATGTTGGACCTCTTGTAGAACAAAAACAAGGATTCCAGGAAGTAACTGGATTCTTAAATGATTCTAGACAAAGAATTCATGATAATGACTATTATCAAGCATTTGCTTATTCAGTTAAATCACCAATTCAATATAAGAGTTGGAAAGATGTAGTTGGTGAGGTTACTCATACCAGTGGATTTAAGAAGTTCTCTGATATGGAACTTGAATCTTTTGATGGAAGACCTGGAAGTGCTGATGAGCAAGGTGATGGTTCTTATGGAACTGGTGGTGTTGGATTCCCTAATCCTGGACTTGGTGCTGCTGCAGCAAATGCTGCTGGTGGGCAGGAAGTTTCAATCAAAGTTGATTTAATTTCAACTTCTGATGTTGACACAAGACTTGATTTTGATAATGCTACAGAATTGACTGTTGAAGTTGCTGGAATTAGTACTGAAAATCAAATAACTGTTTCTAAAGATATAGTTCTTGAGAATAAGATTCTTACTGATTATGAAGAAGCAAGAACTAACCGAGTTCTGTCAATAGATGATGTTGGTGACTTATTCAACAGTAAGCCTAGAACTGACCCATTCCAGAAGTTTGATTTTGTTACAAAGGATCAATTTACAAGTCATAGGTACTTCTATAATGTAAAAGATACTCGTTATACTGCAGAAAATCAGTGTGGTATCTTTAATGTTGTATCAGATGGTTCTAATGCATGGATCAATCAATACAGTGTTGATAGTCAAGGAATATTAGGTTCTTTTGATTATGGATTTAGTGGTGCTTATGCAAACTTTGATTTCTATCCTACTAAGTATGAATTAAACAATTATGTTATAGATTTCATATCTGTTGACTTTAATAATATGCCTGGTATCCAAACAGGTGGTACAACTGGTACTGGATCAACATCCATAGGTGATTTAGTTACAATTTCTGGATTTACTACTACAACTGCTATTGGTGCTGGAACTACAATTTGGCAAGCAAATCCTACTAATTCTGCTGGTAATAAGTTGATTGTTGAGGTAATGCAAACCACAGAAGGCATTAGCACTCATCAAATAACAGAAGTTAATGTTATTCCTGGTGCAACTGATGCTTCTACTGGAATGGTTGAATATGGTACTTTATCTACTGGTGGATTTATTGGAACCTTTGGTGTTCAAACAAGTGGATTAACTAACCTCAATTTCTATCCTGCAGCAGGTGTTAGCACTAATTGTGCTGTTAAAGTTATTGATTATGATTTAAGTAAGACTGCAACTGGTGTTGGCACTACTACTATGGTAGAGTCAATGATGGGTTCTTTCTATACATCTATTACTGCTTCTGCTACTCCTGGTGAAAATAAGGTTTGTGGATTTACTAGTGATGAGTATGAAGGTTCTTATTGGTTTGTTTCTATAGAAGATACAACAAATAGTAAGACAGAATTAAAAGAATTACTTACCATTCAAGCATCTGATGGATTAGTAACAGAGATGTATGAAGCAGAGTATGGAAATGTACTTTCATATGATTCTCCTACTGGATCTATGGTTACTGGATTAGGTACAGTTGGTGCTGGATTCTCTGGTACTGATTTCTGCTTATACTTTACACCTAATGCTAATATTGCTACTAAGGTTAGAGTATTTGGACAGGCAGTAGAGAATCAAAGGACTGGGGTTGGTATTAACACTATCGGAATTGGAGATGGTAGTTCAGTCGGACAACTACGTAATGGAGAAGGTGTTTACACTGGTACTCTTGCTGTTGTTAAACGGAATTTTGATCTTACTCATAGAAACAGACCAATCTTTGAGAAATTCTGGTCTCCTGATGATGATACAACAGTTGTTGATATAAACGCTAATACTTTACAGTTTGCAGATCATTTCTTAATTACTGGAGAGAAGTTAACTTATAAGAATGATGGAACTGGTATTCAAACATCTGGTGGTGCTATTCCTTCTACCGTATATGCTGTAAAACTCAGTGAAGATAAGTTTAGGATTTCTCCTACTGCATCTGATGCTCTTGCAACACCTCCAACAACATTAGATTTCACTGCTGCTGGTGCAGGTGTATCTCATGCATTTACACAAGATAAGCAAGATACTAAGGCCTTAATTGCTCTTGATAATAACCTTCAATCACCTATTGTATCTACTGGTGTTACTGTTGGATTAACAAGTACTATGAGTGCAACTCAAGTTAATGCTCGTATTACTGGTATTGGATCTATGGTTGGTGGTGATCTAATTAAGATTGATGATGAATATATGAGGGTTAAGTCAACTGGTTATGTACTTTCTGATCAGTTACTTGTTGATAGAGCATGGTTGGGAAGTGTTGGTGGTATTCATACTTCTGGTGCTGTTATTACTAAGTATGATGGAAATTATACTATTCTTGGCAATTCACTCAACTTTGTTGAACCTCCTTATGGTGAAGAAGGTTATACTGGATTAACAACACGTTCTACCTTCCAAGGAAGAGTCTTTATTAGAACTGCAGAAGCAGATGATAGTGTTGCTTATGAAAATAACTATCTGTTTGATTCACTTTCTAAGGATTTTACTGGTATTGCTAATACCTTTACAATGACTCAAGATGAGTCTAATGTTGTTGGTTTCTCTACTAACAATGGTGTACTTCTTCTAAATGAAATATTCCAAGGTCCAGGTGTTGATTATAACTTAGCAGAAGATGCTACAACTACAAAAGTTACATTTACTGGCACTGCTTCTTCAGTAAGCGCAGATTTGAACGTTGGTACACTTCCAAGAGGTGGTGTTCTTGTTAATGTTGGTTCTTCTGAAGGAATGGGATATCAACCACTTGTTGCTGCTGGTGGTACTGCTGTCATCTCTGATACTGGTACAGTTTCCTCTGTATCCATTGCAAACAGTGGTAGTGGTTATAGGATTGGTATTCAGACAGTATACGTAGGGGTTGGTACTTCTGGTGCCACTGGTTA